ATCCAGATTTAATAAAACGTTAATAGTGCAATATAATAAAAATAAAAGGAGATTGCATGACAGCTCAGTTTGAAAGACTTGAACAAGACGTCAATGAATTAGAAAATTACATTCAAAAACTCAGAAAAAGAAAGAGAGTGGATGGGAGTTTAATTACTAAATTAAAACAGAAAAAAGAGTTTTTAATTAATCATATAACTGAGAAAAAGGTTTTAGTGCAATAGGAGGTTTAGGTCAGCTGGTTCTGACCAGCTGGCCAATTCAAAGGATAAAAAATGCCAAGCTATACGTTAAAAGATACAAAAGAAAATATTACATGGGACATAATATGTTCATACAGTGAGTTGCAAGATACTCTCGATAATATGGATAATATAATTCAAGTTCCATCAGCACCCCAAATCGTGAGCGGTGTTGGTAATTTACATTCAAAAGTACCTGATGGTTTTAAAGATGTTTTAAGCCGAGTAAAAACAGGTTCCGCAGGTTATAACACGATAAAAAAATAATGCCAAAAAATAATAGTATGACCGTCCGGCTCGAAGACATGATTGAATACGAGCCAATCACCGAAAACCAAAAGGTCGCGTTTGAGGCTTGGGATGAAGATGATAATTTAGTATTAACAGGATCTGCTGGTACAGGTAAAACTTTCATAGCTATGTACATGGCTCTTGAAGATGTTCTAGATTCAGATACCTTTCATAGAAGAATTATTATTATTCGCTCAGCCGTACCAACACGCGACATTGGTTTTTTGCCTGGAACAGCTGAAGAAAAAAAATTAATGTATGCGATACCATACAAAAATATTTGTACTGAACTATTTGATGATAAAGGAACTTGGGGTAAATTAACAAGCTCGAACATAATACAATTTGAATCGACATCTTTTATTAGAGGATCTACATTTGATGACTCGGTGATTATTGTTGATGAAATGCAAAACTTAAACTTTCATGAATTAGATTCTGTTATTACTCGTGTAGGTAAAAACTCTAAAATTATTTTTTGTGGTGACTATCGCCAGACTGATTTTAGATTTGACGATGAAAAAGAAGGTGTTTTTAAATTTATGAAAATAATGGAACAAATGAGAAACTTTTCTATCGTACAATTTGGTTGGGATGATATTGTTAGATCAGGTATGGTAAGAGATTATATAATGACAAAAGAAATGCTGGAGATAGATTAATGTCACTTATAGAAATATATGGAACTTCTACATGCAACTGGTGCGATAGAGCCCGTGAAGCATGTATTCAATACGAATTAGATCATAGCTATAAATCTTTAGATGATCGCTTTGATGGTGAAAGTAACAAAGCTGAACTTCTAGAACGCTTTAAGGGTACACCAAGAACTGTTCCTCAAATCTACTGGGGAGGAAATTATATTGGTGGATATAATGAATTAATCACTGAAATTGAAAACACTCGCAACTTTGGACAGGAAAAAATCTAATGGCTAAGTACTCTCGTTTTGATTCTCGTAATAAAAAACGTGGTAAACATAAAACAGAATCTATTTCACAAGAAAAAGATTTTAAAATTAAATCTCCTAAGAAAAATAGATTAAAAATGAATGCAAAAATATACAATGAAAAAATTCAAACTTTGGAAGCTTAAGTTATCTGACTACTTAAAAAGAATAATAACAGCTAGTAGTGTACTGCTTAATGTATTGTTGGGCGGACACTCTAATCAAACCTTTTCTGCGCGGCAATACGAATTAAAACGTAAAAAGAAAATAAATTTAGTGTGGTTAATAGACCGCATTTTCCGGCGTGATGTTGAACATTGCATGATGTCTTGGGTCTATTGGAATTCTTATCTAAAAAAACAAAAATAAATGTGTACAATCGACTTTGTATATGGTACAATACATTATGAATGAATGAGGAATGAAAATGAGTAACTTAGATAAAGTAATTGTCACAGATTGTGATGGAGTTTTAATGAATTGGGAGTATGCATTTAATGTTTGGATGCATCAACAAGGACATACTTTAGCTCCTAAAGGTGAAGCTAAATATGATATGGGTGATCGTTATGGTTTACACCCTGATTTAAAAAAGCGACTAGTTCGTCAGTTCAATGAGTCAGCTGCAATAGGCTTTCTTCCTCCTCTACGCGATGCTATGTATTATGTAGACCTGTTACATAGAAAACATGGTTATGTTTTTCATATGGTAACATCACTTTCTTTAGATCCTTCAGCTCAGAAATTACGTATTCAAAATACTAAAAAATTATTCGGCGAAACGGCATTTGAACACTTTGTCTTTTGCGATACCGGTGCTGATAAAGATGATGAATTAGATAAATATTTTGATACAGGTTATTATTGGATTGAAGATAAAGTTGAAAACGCAGAGCTCGGAGATCGTATGGGTTTAGAAAGTATTTTAATTGAACATGGTCATAACATGGACAATAAAGAATTTCCTTTAATGAAAAACTGGAGCGAACTATATGAATACATCACTGGCTGAATTGCTTACACTCAGGTTTGAGTTTGAGCAAATAGTATCGTTCAGAAAAACATATGATTTGCCTAACTATAATGGTGATATAGATAGTTTGTATTATTTTGTTGAGAACGGTGCTAAGAAAAATCGCTTCAGGAAACGGTTTTATGAAGCTATGAATCTTGCTAAAAAGATTATAGAAAGTTATGAAAATGAAAAAACTAATTTACCAGGTTTACACAGGTAAACGTAAAAAATTATATGATTTTTGTACTGCTTCAGTAAAAAAATATGCTGATAGAATTGGTGCTGATTATATTGTACAGCGCCAACCTATACTTATGATTAAGCCAGATGTTTTTCAAACAAATAGATCAAAAGAATCATACATGAAATATGGAGGTTTTCTTCCTATTTACGAGAAAGAAAACGCATTTGCATATTTTAAATCATATGATAAAATAGCATTAATTGACGGTGATATCTTTATTAGAGATTCAGCTCCAGATATTTTTGACGAAATAAACGACGATTACGATTTTGCTGGAGTTGTTGAAAGAGAAATGCCTCTGAACGATCGTTATGTTGCTAAAATCACTAATTACTCTCGTATGCAATATAGTAATATTAAAAACGTAGATTGGAAATGGAATAATCGGGGTGCAGAATTCTATAATATGGGAATGATGCTAATGAATAAATCCATGGGTAAATACTTAAATGGTGAAACACCAGCTCAGTTTTTAAAACGACCTAGATTTAAACCGTTTATCGATGGCATGGGTGCATGGAAATGGTCAACCGACCAAACTCTTCTGAACACTTGGGTTAAAGAAGAGAAGATGCGCACAAAAAATCTAGAATGGAAATGGAACGGATTATATAATGCTGTTCCTAATAATAAACTACATGAAGCACACTTTATACATTTCTTTCATAAAACGGTGTTGCCCATGGAAGGCGAGAACATCGAAGAACTAGCAAAGTTGGTAGGAATATCATGAAGTTTTTAGAAATAGCAGCAAGTCGTAAACGCGATTTAAATTGGGATGCAGTCAGGGATGTTGCAGATCCAGCTAATGGTGTAGAAAAATATGATCTAACAAATCTGCCTATGAAAGGTATTTTAGATAATACGTATAATGGGGTTTATAGTGAACACTTTATTGAACATCTTACAAAAAAAGAAGGTATAAACTACTTTAAAGAAATGTTTCGTATTATGAAACCGGGTGGAGTTATCAGGTCTATCTGGCCACCTATGGAATTCGTAGAATGGTTGAGACAAGAAAGCGATTTAGAAAATCATTCTTGGGTTCAACATTATTATAACTTCTATATTGTCAAACATAACTTTGCTCCTAAAGATACATGGCGTATGCGTATTCAAGACCAATGTGCTGAAGGTATTATGTGGCAAAATGGCGAACATAAGCATATATGGCGTAAGACAGAACTCATTGAATCTTTAAAGGAACTGGGCTATACCAACGTCAAAGAATACAAATATCAAAAAAGTGGATTAGCGCCATTCAATAATATCGATACCCCGGGCACAGTAAGAGCATTTCATTCTGCAGTAGTAGAAGCTTCGAAGCCATGGTAAATATTATACTACAGCATTTTGACGGAGAGTTGAGAGAGCTTGACAAATTATCTATTGCTAATATTCAAGAATATGCTAAGCTAGTAAATGCTGAATATAAACTAATCACTGGTAAACCTTTTCGAAAGCATCTTAC